CGGCCGCGCCGAGATCGAGAGCCGTACCCCACGAGAGGTTGCCGTTCGCGGCACCGAGCGCGATGGCCTTGCCCGCCGCGTCGGCCGCAACCTGCCCACCGACCGCGATCACGCCGACCGCCTCGATCTTGACGATCGCGCCGTCGGGGATGGCGAGGCCGATGACCTTGCCCTGCGCGTCGGCCGCTTCCTGGGTGACGCCGTCGACCCGGCCCTGCAAGGTCGGGTAGTCGACCTCGCCTGCCGAGTCGAAGGCGACGAAACGGTACTGGGCGAGAACGCCCGCCGCGACGGCACTGATCTGCCGGATTGTCTGCTGGATGCCCATGTCTGTTGTTCTCCGGGTCTACGCCGTGCGCGGCGGGTCCTCGATTGACGGTTGGTTGACCCTACTGGGTCGGGTTCATCTCGACGTGCTTGGTGTAGAGCGCGGCACCCTGGGGGGTGTCGAGGACTGCCGTGTACGCCTTCTCGAACGAGACGTTGTGCTTGGCCGCGTGCTCGCGGGCCATCTTCTCGATCTCGCCGTGCGGGTTGCCCGAGCCTTCGGTCTTGCCCATCGTGCCGCGGGTCTCGAAGGCGGCGACGAGCTTGCCGTCGGCGGCCTTGAGCGTCTCGACGACCTTGCCGCGGAGCTCTTCGTCGGTGATCTCGTCGACCGCCTTGAGGAGCGCGACCTTGACGACATCGTCGCCGGTCATGTTCGGGAGCTCGTCGTTGGCACGCTTCGCGTACTCGGCGTCGCGGCGAGCGGTGCGCTCCTTGGCGATCGTGGCGCGGTCGGCGTCGGCCTGCTTCGCCATGTTCACGAGGCGAACGTCGTCGCTCTTGCGGTAGAGCGTGCCGTCGGCGGCCTTGAAGACCACGTCGTCGGCGACCTTGATCGCGTTGATGACGGCGTCGCGCTCGTCGGAGCTCTTCGCGACGAAGGCGTCGGCCTCGTCACCCTTGAGCGTGGCGACGTGCGCCCGGTGCTCGTCGTTGAGCGCGTTCATGGCGCGGCTCTTGGCGAGATCGGCTTCGAGGTTCTTGATCGTCTTCGCCGTCTCGGCGGCGAGCTCTTCGGGGGTCTTCATCGGCTTTGCCTCCTCGGCGGTTGATTCGTTGTCCTGCTTGGTGAGGATCGCGATCTCATGAACGTGGCCGTCGGCGAAGCCGATCTTCACGTTGTCGAACTCGTCCTTCATCCACGGGTGCGTGTGCTCTTCGGCCCATGACGATGAGCCTGCTCGGTCCTCACCGCCGTCGAAGCGGCCGGTGTAGATGAGATGCGAGTGCCCGTTGGTCGGCGTGGTGAGGATGACGTACTTCTTCACCTCGGCCGCCTTGCGAGCCTCGTCGATCTTGCCCTCGTCGAGGAGCCGCTTGATGTACGCGACCTCGTCTTCGGTCTTGGTGACGTGCGCCGGAGCTCCGGCCTTGAACGCGGCGTGCGCGGCCGCGGTGCGCTTCTTCTCGTCGGGGTGCGCGGCTTGCATCTTCTTCGAGCCGTGGAACCGCTCGGTGAAGTCGCCCTTCGACTCGCCCTTCTTCGGGTGCATCGTGTCGGCCTTCTCTGCACGCTTGAGGATCGTCACGGTCGCGGGCTCCTGGGCCGGGCGATCCACGGCCGAGATGAAGTCGAGCTCGAAGGAGATCATGCGCTTCTTAGGCATCGTCGACCTCCTCGTCTTCCACCCGGCGACCGCCGATCGAGAAGCCGGTGTAGGTGCCGTCGGCGAACTTCGCGAAGACCTCGGGGCTCGGCTTCATCGCGATCAAGAGGCCGGTGCGGAAGGTCTCGATGTCGAGGCTCTTCGCGATCTCGCCGGTGAGGGGGAACGCGAAGACGACCTCGCCCATCGCTTGCCCGTCGTGCATGTCGTCGGCGGCTCGGCTGTTCTGCATGAACTCGGTCGCCGCCTTGAGCATCGCCTCTTCGGGGATGTTGTCCTCTTGGAGGTCGAAGTAGTCCTTGCCGTCTTCCTTGCAGACGATCGCGAAGCCGAAGACGAGACCGAGAGCTTCGTCGACCTTGACGATCTCGGTGCTCTTGGCGATGCGCGTTTCGTTGGTCATCGAGATCCCTTGCCCCGGGTGCGTTGACCAATCGCACCGGCAGTGATACACGAGAATCTAGGCGGGTACAACAATCTTGACGATGCGGGTTCCGACCGCGCACCGGCACTGGACCGTGTCCTCGGCCGGGGCTCCCGGGTCGCCTGGGTGGAGGAGCTCGTTCCCGAGCCCAGAGATGAACGGGACGTTGATGCCCGGCACTTCGAGGCCGCTCATGACGCTATGGGAGTCCCGCACGCGCTCGTCGATCGCCGTGTTCCACTCCCGCATGAGTTGGTCGTTCGCCAATGATCCTTCGTCGATCGCCTCGCGGAGCATATCCCGCTGGCCCCCATTTACAGCCCTGAGCGACTCGGTGCGGCCGATAACTTCTGAGCGGTACTTGAGCCACCGCTCGCGGTAGCGGCCGACCATCCGCTCGACCTGGGGCTTGCCGAGGATGCCGCCCTCGTCGACGCTCCGGCGCACCGTCCGGTCGAAGCGGCGGTCGCGGAGCTTGCGGTCGAGGGCCGAGCTCGACCCGTCTTCGAGGGCCGTGCGGTAGTTGGCGACGGCCTGCTCTTGCCTCTGGGTGAGCCCGATCGAATCTCGAAAAGCGCGGGCCGTGGCCTTCGGATTCGCCCCGATCTCGAAGCTCCGCGAGAGGGCCTGCATCGTCGCCTTCGTCTGCTCCTCGGTGAAGCCGCGCACGAGGCGGATGCGATGAGCCCGAAGCGCGAGCTCCGGCGCGAGGCTTTGGATGTCGAAGGCGATCGGCACGCCGAGGGCCGTCTCGATGAACGCCGCCGTCTTCTCGGCCGAGAGCGTGTACTCGGAGAGCCACGAGCGGGCGAACCACTTCGCCTGCGAGACCGTGATCGCGTTGATCGCTCCTTGCACGTCGCCCTCGGCGAGCATGTCGGTGATCTTCTTGATCGTGAGCCCACGAGTGACGCGGAGGATCTCGGCGAGCCACGTCTTCGCGAGCCTCTTCTCGGCGGCCGCCTGTTGCCGAAACATTTGCTCGGCGGTGATCTCGTTCTTCGGCACTGGGCTCTACGCCTTCCGGGCTTGGCAAAGGTACGTCGCGGCCGCCGGGTCGCGCTTGATGTTGATGATCGTGTAGCGCGTGCCCTCGATCGTGATGCCGTCGGTCTGCTCGGGCACCACTGCGCCGCCCGAGATCGAGTTGCCGGTGAGGAGGATCTTGCGGTCGTCGGCTTGCACGATGGTCCCGTCGATCTCCTTGTCGTGGTAGTTGTCGGCGATGCCCTTGCACGGGTAGTCGACCGTCGTCGGGTTCATGCCCGCGGTCGGGTCGCCCGGTGTACGCGTGCCCGGCGTCGTGTGATGCAACGTCGCGTCGAGGAGACCCGGCGATATGTTCGCGTGGATGAGGCCCGCGATGTCGATGCCGAAGAGCTTGTTCCCGCTCATGCGTACCCTCGATTCAAGTCGTAGGTGTTGCACGGGTCGGTGAAGGCCGACGCGTCGCCAGTGCCGAAGGCCGCCATGCCCCACGCGCCCGCGCTCGCGGGACACGCGCCCTCGCGGTAGTCCTTCATGAGTTGCCAAGTGACCGTCGGGAACGGCGTCCCGTCGGTCGGCCGGAAGAACGTCACCTTCGCCGAGCCCGCCTCGACCTTCTTGATGTTGCCGTCGGTGCCCTGCGATCCTGCGCCGACGCCGTTCTCAAGTGCCGGGTCCTGCGAGAACTGGTACGCGAGCTCGCACTCGGCCGCCTTGATGTCGACCGGGACCTCGGTCGTCGACTGGGTCGAGAACGAGTCGCACGCGGTGATGTCCCTGGGCCACTCCATGAACTGATCCGCGAGCGTGAGCGTGATCTCGGCGTTGATGCCCGCCCCAGTGAGCGTCGTCGTGCTCGCGGGGAAGGCCGGGTCGGTCGAGTAGAAGCCGACGTGGACGAAGCGAGCCGTCGCGATGCCGAGAGCACCGTCGACCGTGAGCACCTCGATCACGGCCGGGGTGCCGACCGCGCCGACGCCGTCGATCTGCACGAGGTCGCCGATCGCGTAGCCGGTGCCGGGGGTCGAGACCGCGAGGGCCGAGCTCGACTGCACTGCGCTCTTCGAGCCGGTCCATGCGACGCGTTCGAGCGAGCGCGTCGCCGAGATGAGCGCGAGCGTCTTCTCGGCGTCGGTCAAGGCCGCCCACGCCGTCGCCGCTTGGATGCTCCCGGCGAGGTACGCGTCGGCCTCGTCGAGCGTGACGTAGCTGTTGAGTCCTGCGATCAAATCAGGCATCGGATTCACCTCCCTCGTCGTCGGTATCTGCCGCCCCGTCTTCGAGGTCTTCTTCCTTGTCGTCTCCGATGTCGTCGCGCTCTTCGAGCGAGGCGTCCTCGGCCATTCCGAGCGTGATCGGGATCGAGAGGCCCAGGAGGTCTCGGACTTCGTTGATCGCCGGGTCGTCGGGTTCGAGCACCGCGCCCGCCTGCGCCATGTCGGCGAGTGCGCCCGTCACCTCGGTCACTTCCCGGTGCTGGATCGCCTCGGTCTTGAGCGTGGGGAGAAGGGCCATGTCCCACCCGTTGAGCATGAAGAGCGGCACGAGCACGTCGCGCTCGACCGTCTCGACCGTCTCGTCGAGGGTGCCGTCGACCATCATCGCGAAGCTCTGCGACTTGTCCTTCGAGAGCGCGGCCGAGCCCTTCGTGCCCTCGCCGAGCATGAGGTGTTCGACGTTGAGCACGCGAGCGAGCTCGCGGTTCTTGCGCGTGATCGCCTTCGCCACTGCATCGGCCGACGTGTTGCCGCCCTTGAGAAGCTCGGCGTCCCACTGCTTGACGTTCGAGGGGGTCGAGCTCTCGTCGGTGCTCTCGTACGTCATCGAGTCGAGCAAGAGCGCGAGGTCGGGACGCTTGACGTGGTTCTGCGTGAAGTCGGTGAGCGGCGCGATGATCGCGAGCCGCTCGGCGTCGGTGATGTCGCCGTTGTCGACCATGTCCTGCAAGAGCTTGAAGGGCCCACGGCCGACGGGGATGCCGCGGAGGTCGGTCTCGAAGCCGAAGCCCTCAAGCTGCTCGAACCGCGTGAGGGCCTTGCTCGTCTTCACGAGGTGCCGGAAGAGGCCGAGGCCCTCCGGCGAGTCGTTGAGCGAGTCGTCGACCATGTAGAGGCACTTCTTGATCGGAAGGTAGATGTCCTTCGAGTCTTGGGGCGCACGCTGCACGGCACCGTACACGCGCCCGTGGTAGTCGGTATCCCATCGCTCGATCGTGACTTGTGCGCGAGGCTCGATGTCGAGGAAGCCGATCGAGCCGTCTTCGCGTCGCTTGGCCGTCCACTCTTGAAGCGAGAAACCATACATGCGGTACATGGCCGCCCGGCGGATGATCCGGTGCCAAGGCGTCGTCATGTCGTAGAGCATCTCCTCGACGAGCTCGGCGATCTCCTCGGCCTGCTTCTGTTGCCCCGCCTCGACCTCGGCCGGTTGAACCATCCAATCGGCCTTGCTCACGAGGTTGAGGAAGAAGCGCACGCCCGCCGCGACGATCGACGTGTTCGCGATGATGTCCGAGTACGTCGCGTAGCGAAGCACGCCGTCGAGGCTCGCGTCCTTCTCGCGGCTCTGGATGTACCCGCCGTAGATCGCGGTGCCCGCTGCGCCGACCGTCTTCGACGGGGGTACGTTGCGGGGCTCGATGCCGATGAACTGCCGAAGCCCGTCCACCCGCTTTCGGAAGCTCGTCGACATCTTTGCTCTCCTACCCTACGACCTTCGGCGCGGCACCGACTCGACGAACCTTCTTCATCGAAATCCGAGCGTGAGCTCGCGAGGCCGCGTCGATTTGATCCTTGTATTGCCCATTCGGGAACATCGCGCCTTCGTTGATGAACGCGTCGTTCCACGGTCCACGCACGAGGTACACGTTGCCCGCCTCCTGTTGTGCTTCGAGCGGCTTCGCCCGATCTTCCTTCGACCCCGACTCTGGGGTCGCCCGCGCATCGTAGCCGTTGAGTTGCCCGATGAGGTATGTCTTCTGCCACTTGCCCGACTGCCCTGGGTCCTGGGGGATGTCGACGCCGACCTTGCGGCCGTCGGCCTCGCACGTCGCGAGGAAGTGCTTCTCGCAGTCGTGTACGCCCCACTGCCCGCGGGCCACGTCCTCGATGTAGAGGGCCGTGCCCGTCTTGCATCCCGGCGGGGGTGCGATCGACATCTTGACGCCCGCGGTGTAGGCCCCGGCGTTCTTCGTGCTCGCGAAGTCCCACCCACGCGCACGAGCTCGAACCGCGGTCGGAGGCTTGTCGACGAACCGCCACGCGTCCTTCTTGAACATGCCGCCGCCACGAGGGCTCGGCCGCTGTTGAAGCTGCCCGGCCTCGGCGTAGCTCCCGCCCCACGCACGCAAGCTCGGCTTGAGATCCTTCTCGATGTGCTCCTCGGGGAACCGCTCGGGCCACGCGAGCTCGCCGTCGTCGGTGCGCGGGTCGACGAAGTGAATCGAGGTCTTGCTCTTGTGCGGGTGATCGCTCTCGAACTCCATCGGGATACAGAGGTGCTCGTACCCGAGCTCGTTCGCGAGGATGAGCCCGCTCACGTCCTGCTCGTGTACCCGCTGCATGATGACGATGATCGCCGAGGTCATCGGGTCGTTCACGCGTGTCGGCACGACCTCGGTGAACCACTGCAAGACCTCGTTCCGCTTCGCCTCGCTCTCGCCCTCCTTGACGTTGTGCGGGTCGTCGATGATGAAGCGGTCGCCGCGCTCCCCAGTGCCGAGACCGCCGACCGAGGTCGCGATCTTGAAGCCCGTCGCGTCAGTGTCGAAGCGGACCTTCGCGTTCTGGTCGGAGACGAGAGAGAACCGATCGCCCCAGAGGCGTTGGTAGAGCTCGGAGACGATGAGGTTGCGCGTGCGCCGGTTGTCGCGCACGGTGAGTTGATCCGCGTACGAGCCGGAGACGTAGCGGAGGTCGGGCCGGTTGCGCGGGCCCCACTCCCAGGAGGGCCAAAACACGTTCGTCGACATCGACTTCATGAAGCCCGGCGGGACGTTCATGAGGAGCCGCCGGATCTGCCCGTTGCTCACGGCTTCGAGGTGCTCGGCGATTGCACCCACGGCCCACCCGTCGACGAACGTGCGGCCGGGTTCGAGGACGCTCCACATGAGCTTCGTGTATTCGAGGAGGCTCTCCTCGGCGTCGAGCTTGTCGAGGATGTCGTGCGCCTCTTCGGGGTTCTTCAAGCACCACGCCGCTTGATCTTCGAGCTTGGTCGATGTCGCGGTCGCCTGGGTCACTTCTTTCGCTTCCCGAGGAGCTCGCGGAGCTTCGCCCGCTCTTCCTTCGAGAGCGTCGCGATCTCACCGGGCTCGGCGTTCGCGATGTTGCCCGAGTGCTCGACCTTCTCCGGCGCGTACCCGCCGACGATCTTCGCGAAGAAGTTGCTCGCGGTGCCGCGTGCCCTCCACTCGGGGTGGAGCAACATCGCTTCCATGACCGCTTGGCTCTTCTCCCACGGGTCCTTGATCTCCTTGAGGATGACCATCTCGCGCACGGCCTCGATCATGTCGGCGACGACCGGGTCGGCTTCGAGGAGGGCCCCGATCTGGGAGCGTGCCGCGCACGTCCTCGCCTTGCTCCCGGCGAGCACCGCGGCCTCGGCCTTCGAGCTCCCGCGGCCGCGGGCTTCGGCGTAGATCCGGCGGTCGAGGCTCTTGCGGTTGTCGACCTTCGCGGCCGCCTTCTTCTTCGCCTTCTTCGGTTGGCTCTTCTTCGAGGTGCGCTTGCGCTTGGCCGCGGCCTTCTTCTTCGGCCGTGCCTTGCTCTTCGATTGTGAAATGTTGCGAGGGCTCATCGGGCTCCGATCCTACACGTCGACGGCACTCCCCGGCGACATCCGAGGAGAGCACGAGAACGGGACACGAGGGCCCGGCGAGATTTTCGAGGCGGCCTGCCGGAGGGGGCTCGGCTCCCTCGGCGCGGTGCCCAGGGGAGGTCGAGGCCCTTGATCGACGCTTCCGACCTCGGCCGACCTCCCTCGAAGTACGTTGTTAGAGTCGGAGGCCGTAACCCCTGATCTGGCAACGACTTCGACTACCTTACCTACCCCTCCTACCTTAGAGAGGGGGTTGTCATCTTACAGAGGTAGCCGAGCGAGCTCTCG